CCACTATCTAATTGTGTCTCTAAAATAGTATCGGGCTGTCCCTCGCTGTAGCCATCGACTAATGGCTTATCTGTCAATCCAAAAGGCCAAGTGTTAGACATATCAATATCCCTTCGGTCTTAATCCATAAACATTTTTAAGCGCGCTACTTGAACGGCTAGGGCTGGATAGCTTTTCAGCGACGATCTTATCAATGGTAATGTCAAGCTCGACACCGTTCGACCCTTGGCGCTGTGTAGCTTGCACCTGCGCGCCTGAATTGTTGTAGATATTAACATTCATCCCGCCGGATTTTGCCATAGCCTGATTTTGCCCGTTGCTGATAACGCGCTCGCCTGCCTGTAACATCATTAACCGCTCTTCTCCAGGTCGGCCCGGAACCACACCGCCTGAGTGTCTGCTACCGCCGAATAGCTTACCAAGAAAACCGCCACCACCGCCTAAGCTATCAAAAAGCGGTTTTGTGATGTTCTGTTGAACGCTAAGGCGAAGCAAGTCTTTTAGTATGCTGTTTACAAATCCGCTGAAGCTGGATTGCGCGCCTGTTAGCGCATCGACAAAAGTATCGGTGAATGAGTTGGCCCAACCTTGCATAGCTTGCTCCATAACATTGAAGCTTTCGACGCTCTTTTCTTCTAGGTCGTCGAACTGGCTTGAAATCTGCTCGCTTATCTGCATGTACTCTTTTTCTGTAATAACCCCCGCACGCCTCAATTCTTTCGCTCTCGCTTTCGTCGCGTTCAATCTCTGCTCTACTGTCTGATATCTTTCGACAAGTGAGCGCCCCTCTTTCTCAAGCTTTTGCATAGCTTCGACTTCATCTTTCAAAACCATTTCAGTAGCTCCACCATTGGCATAAGCTGACAAGTCGAAAAAGTCGTCAATTAATGGAGTGCTATAGCTTTCTTCTCTAGCTGGCTTCTTTTTCTTACCACTAGCCCTAGCCTTCTCCAAGACTTTATCTTGCCTTTGCTTTTTGCGCATATTTTGGTTTGCTTTTCGCATTGTGCTTGAGATTAAATCTTTATATCTCAATTGTGGTTTAGGCGTTGCGCTAAACAAATCAGAGGACGGAAAAATACCTGTAGAAAATCCACCGCTATCTGATTCAGTTTGAGTCCCAAACAAATCAACACCACCCGGCCCCGGTCGCATATTCGGGTCCTTCTTCATTCTTGCTAATATTCTAGCTTGCGCCTGATCTGACCTTGCGAACAGCTTACCCAACTCCCTAGAGCCGTCTGATAAAGCTTGCACCATTTCTTTAGTGACTGATAGTATTTGTTTAATTCCATCAAGCAAGCCACCATCCAAGACAGTCGTTTGGAAATCAAACCAAGCTGTGTTCAATTCATTGAACTTCGATTGCAAGTCACCGCTTGCCTTTTGCGCGTCTTTCGTGAACTTCCCGAACTCATCAGCCACCAAAGGGATAACATCCTCTGCCATCAGTTTCCCGCTACTCACAAGCTTGTCGAACTCCTGCACGCTAATACCTAGCGCATCGGCAAAAATACCCATCGCGCCGGGAATACGTTCGCCCAACTGCTGCCGGATTTCTTCCATTGACAACTTACCTTTTGACAATATCTGGGAAAATGCCAGGAAAGCACCCTTTGTTTGATCAGTGCTTAAACCGAGCGCCCTAGTCGCTGAACTGACATTCTTAAAAAGCTTTTGGGTAACCTCTGTCGAGATATTAACCGACTTCGCAGAAGCTAGAAGTTGAGAATAACTTCCCGCCACACCTCGAAAGTCAAGCCCTAACTGTGATGCCGTATTCCTCACAAATCGCAATTGTTTAGCCGCCTCGGCGCTTGATCCTGTTATGGATCGCAAGGAAAGTTCCATCCTATTCAACTCTAGTCGAGCGTTTAAAGCGTCACGCGAAAATTGAAGGAATTGAAAACCAGCAAACGCACCAGCGGCGAGCCCTACAACCTTGCGAAGAGAACTCATTTCCTTTTTCATGCCACGGGCTTGACGCGTTAAATTATCCGCACCCTTTGCGCTCTTGTCGAAGTTTGAATTTAACTTCTGTAGTTGTAGAGCTGTGAAAGATGCAGATTTTGCAATATCGTCAAGCACGTTACTAGCCACACGCCCACCGCGCACAACTCCGTCAGTGCTTATGTCAAGTTCTAAGGTAGGGCCTGCCATATCTCTATTTCCTCTGCGATTCAATAAATTTCAAGCGCCAATGCAACCATTGCGAATCCATTGCCAAAATGATACGGATATTGAACAGCTTTCTGTCAACGCTATCTATATTATACACTTTTTGCACTGCCTCGATTTCTGACAGCTTGATAGAGTCAGGCATAGCGCCACCCATACCCATTGAGTAGCTACGAGCCGAGGAAAGCATGTAGAACATATCAACCGCCTCAACTGCGAGCGGTGGCGTTTCAGGCAAGTTATCGAGAGGCGAGGGTTTGCCCTGCTCCTTATGTTTTAGCCAAAGCTCATACTTCGGCCCGTAGAAGCCCCACCACTCACCTATTTTTTTGCTTGCTCTTCAACCTTTTCAAGAACAGCTTTTCGATACGCTTCTTCATTCTCAGCGCAAGTCTGGACAAGCTCCAAAAAATCGCCCATCTCTGGATTAGCTAAAACCTGCGCGCCGATTTCGGGCGTGTATTTAACTTCCTTGCCGTCCTGATCCTTAACGCCTTTCCAGTCAATCAGAATCGTCTCAGCTATCAATTGAGACATAAGCTTGCTCTCATCCAGGTCGGTAAACTTCCCAGTCTTGGAAAAAAGTTCGATTTTGTTTTCATTGAATAATTCAAAAGCTCTTTTTTTGAAATTTTCGTTTCTGGCTTTGGCAACTTTAATTTGCGTCTCTTCGTCGATCCTGTGCCAAACGCCATCTTTTGACGCTTCAAGGTCGGTCGCGAACTTCTTTTCAATACTCAACATAATGCCCTCCGTTGTTGAATAGCACTATTATAGCAGGAAATGAAAAAGCCCCACCTGGGATATCGTACAGGCAGGGCTTCAATGTCACATTTGCTCACTCAAATACTAGCATACTTAAAACTATGCGTCAAATCTATCAATCTGGAATTGTGCGTCATAAGTTGAATTACGCTTACAAAGCAAAGATTGATTAAGAGTTATATCTGCGTTCGGCCCTGTGATCGGGCTTGCACTCGTCAAAGGCTTCGCGCTCAATGCACTAAAAATGTAAACATTCCCGGCGCTGTCTGTTGCCATCCATGACAAGTTATAAGCCGTGTTATTAGCGTAACGGTCGTATGCTGTCCCATCTTGAAAGTACATTGAAATATCAAGTGTAATTCGAGACTTACCATAACCAACGCCTGCATTCTCAAGGCTTGCAATCTCTGGCTGACCTCTCAAGCCGTTGTCCAAACTCCAATCTATAGAAAGATAGCTTTCGCTAGTAGCTGAACCGTCCTCAAGAATATTGGAAATGTCAGCGGCGCTTGTCACAATCTGATTGGTAGGCGCATCGGTATCAGCTCCAGTCCCTACAGAACTGCCAGCCCTTGCGCCCTTCTCACCCACGAAGCTAAAAGCGCCTGTTACTTTCTCACCCGCCGCGAATGCTAAGCTAGCCGTTCCAACTCGCATCCCGGTATAACTGAAAAATTGTGTAACATCGTTCATTTCTTTTTCAAGAGTGTGGCTTGTCTTTGTAGTACCGTTTCGCAACATCCCGTCACTTTTAATCGTTACGCTCGTTCCTGCGCTGTGATCCGATAGCGAGCCGATGACGTAATCAAAAACAATCGCGGAAGTAGTCGCAGTGGTAGTGCTTACGCGTCCGTACCAAGTGCCGTTTGTATTATCAACAACTTGAATCCATTTACCGGCTGGCAAGCTTGCAGGAGTGAAACCGCTCCCTGAATCAGCAAGTGTTTTTGTCCCAGATGTGTAGCTGATAGTAGACGCTGTATAGCTATAGTCCGCTGACCAGGTACTAGCAAGCGCACTAGCTAGAAAGTCGTCCACGTTCCCATAGCTCAATTCGTGAGAAAACCCACCTACAGCCGACCTGCTTACCTGCACAACATCGTCAATCTGTCTATCGTCTGTAATCTCTTCTGATTCTGACGGGGTGATATCGTCGTTCAAATCCTCGCTGGTAAACCTGACCAACTGCCTTGATGCGCTGTCAGTTGTCCCCCAACTTGATTCCGTCACGTATCCGAGTTTCGCGGTATCTGATTCTGAAAAAGCCATTTTTTAACCTGCCTAGTATAAAGTGAAATTTATTTCAATTATATCAAATCTCAGTATTTGTATAGACTACATTACGCCGATAGACCAACGTAGTCTGCATTCTATAGTATTGCCCGTCTACGCCGAACTCTCGCGAGCTGATTTCACCCTTGAAATGAATGTCTGTGCTGATCCGTTTAAACCTGAAAAGGTTGTGTACTTCTTGCATCAAAGTTTTTGCGGAAACGTCACCAGCGTTCGCAGGAGTGAAAATATCAACAACGAAAAGCCCGCTATTTTGAAAGTTTGCTTGCGTGCCCATGCTTGTCTGTATTTCGTTGCCTGGCAAGACATTGATTTGAATATACGCCTGATTCGCTGGTGGAGTGAAATCGACGTTACTTCCTACAGCAAGATTTGTCGCAGTATTTACTCCTGTGAAGTTGTCAATAAAGTAGTCGTAAATCGCTTCCGTAGCTGTTGCATAGGTAGTCATTATTTAACCCTTTTCTCTGCGTCCTTGACCGCTTTATCAATCATCATTCTCATTCGCTGTGTTGCTTTGTCAATAGCCTGCTCGACAAACTTCTGATTTTGCTTACTGTGTCCGTCATCGTTCAATCGGGGCATATATACTAGATTCGTGTAAATCACGTTTTTGTATTCTTTTTGCATTCTCTCCAGGTCGGCTTTCTCAAACTTGCCTAGCTCGCTTCTAATATGCAATTCAATCTCTGCTTCGCTGTAACGCTCCTGCGTCTGACCCTTCTTTGCTCGCTTCTTCTCAGCAGGTAGGTAGTTGATGCGCTTCGTTTGCATCTTGTCGGCTATCCATGACATTCTAGCCCGTCCTGTATCGCGTGGCGTACCCTCAACGATTTCGCGGTATATAAACATGGTCAATTCATTTATCGTACCCTCGATGCTCAATCCCGAAACTTTCTTGTACTTATCAAGCCCAGCTTTGAAAGCTTTCAACGACTTCGCCATTCTCGCGTTTGCCTGATTGTAAGCCATTACTCTATTGCCCTTTACGTATAAAAAAGGTGTAATACGCTACTAACTCACCACTGTATTCTGGCTCAATCATCGTTATCTTGTAAATATCAGAGTCGATAGTCATTCGATCCTCTTGGCTTGGTGTGATGCTGTTTGTGTCGAGCGTTAGCGCGTCAATCATAACTCTCAAGTCACCGCGCTGGATATTCGTACCGTCGATCAAATTCGCCTCGATTTTCTGAATGACACCGATAACGCTTGTGTCGCTTGTCGATTCAGAACCGAACCCGCTACCGGAAGTATAACCAGCAGAAGTCACAGCGGTATACGTCAACGTCTTGCCGTACTTGCGAATCATTCGAAACGCACTGTTTCGCATTCTTGAGTCAAGCGCACCCGGCATAACTAACCCTCTTCAACCTCTTCGCTAAGTCCTAGCTCTATAACAAGCGCTTCAAACTCCGCATCATCCATATCATCGGGGCATTTACATCCAGCATCCAAAAGCCTGTTTTTCACGCTCTCGCTATAAACAACCAAAGTCCCGCCGTTTTCTGGAAAGCTCGCTACAATGTGACCGTTCCGAGCGCATTTATATTGCCCTACGCCGTAAATCGTCCAGCTATTTCTATTCTTCATACTCAATACCTCTTGTTACAAATCAGCCCCGAACCATCCGCATTCCGCTAGTTAACAATCTTCTCAACCTGCCCACAACTTTCGGGAACGTCTTTAGATTGCCTGCGCTGTCCATGTAGACGACTTCCAAGCTACCTACCTTCTCGCTTTTGGTTGAGCGGTCATAGCTTGGCAATAGGTCGGTTTCGTTGCTGATAAGCTCTACAGTAGCTTCTATCTGCGCTTCTTTAACTTCCTGTGGCACGTCTGTTATCTGAAAGTACGTGTAGCTCTCATAGTAGTAAGCATCGTGGCGAGGCCAAGAAAGTCGCTGTGTCGTTACCTGTCTATATCCTGTATTCCAGTTCTCGCTATATTTCTGCTCGATGTAATCGCATCCCAGAATTAACTTTTCCTGCTTCTGGGCATCGGTCAGCGCGTCCCAAGTCGTCCAAGTTGAACCAGTCCCATAACGATTTTCGATGTACTGGTTAGCTTCGGCAAGAGTCACATAACTATTACTCGTTGCCTCGCCTGCGTCTGAATTAAAAACCTGAGCCATGCGCCAACCTCTCTATCAATCTAATTATTCTACCGTCTCGCCGTTTTCGGTTTCAGTAGGCAATTCCTCGACCGCTTCTTTCTTCTTTCTACCGCGCTTTTTTGGTGCTTCTGATTCTGCTAACGCTTCCCATCCACCCATTTTTAAAACGCCTTCGTTTTCCGGCTTCTTGTAACCCAATTCTTCCATGCGCTCAATGATATAGTCATCCTCAACAATCAAAGCGCCCAGATACATAGAACCGCCCGCGTGCTTTTCGAATTTCAATAGCGCTCGATCCTTTTTAGCGTCCCAAATCATCCCATTACCGTAAAATTTAACTCTAGCCATTTTAGCTCTCCTTTTTGCTCTTCATCAACATTATACAGCAATTAAAAAAGGCGGGGTCGAAGAGCAGACCCCACCCATAACCATACAGCTATCTCTAGCCTAGTCGGTCAAATTGTCAACATGGGTCGCGGTCGCAACCGTGTAGCCCATAATTGAAGTGCTATTCAAAGTTACCGTCAAACTATCAGTATTCGCCCAGCTACCTGTATAAACAAGCTTGAGCGCACCTTTGCCACCGATAAAATTAACAGGGCTAGTTACAGCTACCACACCGCTCGCGCTGGTGTAAGTTACTGTCGCACTAACGTCTGCGCTGTACCAGTAGTGGGGAACGCCGTTGCTATCGTCCAAGTCCACGCGAATATAGCGAGTATAAGTGCCATCGGCGCTAATACCTGCGTTAATCGTTGCGGTGCTTGAAGTAGCTGATCCAAGACTTGAATACTGTAAATCTCCTATCATGCCCTTTTCCACGCTGTTGAGGTGAGCCCGCAATGCAGGCTCAATCCCAATCATATCGGAAGCGGGTTGATAGGCAGAGGTTTGAACGTCGATGATATGGCTAACCATCAGGCTAGCAATCGCGAAAATTAAAACTTTCCATGCATTCATTTCTCTGCCTCCAGATTAGCTAGTTGCCAGGTTTGTGATAGTTCCGTGGAACTCTTCCGCGCTGTAGTCAATTCCCATTTGAGAATACAACTGCAAGTCCTCAGAAGCGCCCGCTTTGCTCAATTCCTCCTCGAAAAGGTAGCCTTTTCCAGGAACTGGACAAACCACAGGACGAATCTTCTCAACATCAGCAACAAGCAAAGTCGAAGCGGTGATGTATGGAGTAAGTCGCACTTCAAGTTCTCCGAGGTCGGTTAGCACAGTATTAACTACTACGCCACCAACACCGTCACGTCTTTCCTGTAGTCCGTAAACCTCAGAAATAGCCTGCTTGATAATGGGAGAGCAGAAGATGATACAGTTACCGTTTTCGATTTCAGCACCAGAGTCAAACATACTTCTTAGCAACTGATCCATCAAAGACTTGCTAAAAGCCGCGCTTGATGCGTCCACAGTGTTAGTTGTGCAAGCGGTAACAATACCGCGAGTTTGATAGCTAGTAGAAGTATTAGATCCGAGCTGATACGTACCCTCAAGGAAGGTATATTCCATCTCAACTGCCATCTGCTTCAAGTTAGCCATAACTTGAAAGTCACGCTCATTTCGAACTGGCTGACTACCGTCAACATTTGCCAAGCCGGAAACAAGGCCGACATGGCTTTGCTTCTGGTAAGAAACGCTGATTTTCTTTTGGAAGATTTGACACACGTTTGTGTCTTGGCTTCTTACGAAAGTGGTAGGGGTGGGTGCGGTAAAGGAATCAGTTTCTGAAATATCCGGCTGTGATGCAGTCTCTAATGAATACTGCTGATTCAAAGGAAACTGAAAACTAGAGGATTGAACGAGATTAGCCCCGTCAATACCACCGATTGCGTTTAAAAAAGTTGTTCGGTTTTGACCGATTTTAAATAACTCACCAATATAATTAGGTGCGTTGAATTGCGAAGTCACAGAACTTACATTTGCCATTTTATTTTCTCCTTAAAAAATTTTATCAATGCGCGACAGTGACACCCTTCGCGTGTGCTTCACGCTTAATTCTCATCATGTCAACTGTCCTGTTTTCTTTTCT